GAAGTTTTCTTCCCACATCTACGTGAAAATAATATCAAAACTATCTTTCACTTAGGCGATGTTACAGATCGGCGTAAGTATATCAATTTCGTTACTGCCAAGAACCTTGAAGATCATTTCATGAAAGTGTGTGCCGATGAAGGCATCGAAATGTATATGATCGCTGGCAACCATGATACTTACTTTAAGAACACTAATGATGTAAACAGTCTCAGACAGTTATAGGGCAATACAAGCCATAAAAATTTACATCTGTATTGGGAAAAGCCAGTTGAGTTAGATATGGATGGGTGTAAGATTATGCTTGCTCCTTGGCTGTGTTCTGATAACTGGTCAGAGTCCATGAAAGCAATGGCTGATACGAAAGCGCAGATACTCATGGGTCACTTTGAGATTACTGGTTATGAGATGGACAAAGGACATCTATGTGCTGATGGTATGGACCGTAGTACGTTTGCTAAGTTTGATTCAGTATATTCTGGTCACTTTCATCAGCCGTCTTCTATTGGCAACATATCTTATCTAGGTGCCCAGTATGAAATGACTTGGTCTGATCATGATCAAAAGCGTGGCTTCAGTGTATTCGATACTGACTCTCGCAAGATGGAATACATTCGTAATCCGTTTAGTCTATTCCACAAGATCATGTACGATGATGCTGATATGACCATCGAAGATATTGCACATTTAGACACTTCGAACTTGACAAACACCTTCATAAAGGTTATAGTAAGAAACAAGAGTAATCCATATATTTTCGATCTGTTCTTAGACAGACTACAAGCCGCTGGACCTTGCGACATTAAGGTTGTCGAAGATCATATGAACTTAGATGTGATCGATGAAAGTGAACTAGTCGATGAGGCACAAGATACGTTGACTATACTGAAGCAATACGTCCAGAACTTAGAGATTAGTACTGATAAAACTAAGATTGAAAAAGTTCTGCAAGAGTTACATAATGAGGCTATTAATTTATGATACTATTTGAAAAGGTTCGTTATAAGAACATTTTAAGTACTGGTAATACTTGGACAGAAGTTTTTTTAAACCGAAGCAAATCTACGTTGATCGTGGGCGAGAACGGAGCTGGTAAATCTACCATGCTTGATGCTCTCACGTTTGCATTGTATGGTAAGCCATTCAGAAAGATTAATAAGAACCAGTTAACTAATAGCGTGAACGGTAAAGGCTTAGAAGTAGAAGCTTTCTTCAGCATCAGTGGCAATAGTTACGTAATTAAACGTGGCATTAAGCCAGTTAAATTTGAAGTGTGGAAGAATAACGAACTGTTGAACCAAGATGCGGCTGCCCGTGATTACCAGACCTACTTAGAAGAGCAGATTCTAAAACTTAACTACAAGTCTTTTGGACAAGTAGTGGTACTGGGTTCTAGTACGTTCATTCCGTTCATGCAATTAAAAGCTGGTGAACGTAGAGATATTATTGAAGACTTGTTAGATATTCAAATCTTTACTACGATGAATACCTTACTTAAAGATAGAGTGTCTGATAATAAGGCAGAGATTAGTGATATTAAGTATCAGATCGATTTGATTGAGAATAAGATAGATAGTGCTAAAACACATAATGCATCTATTCGAAAGATTAAAGAAACTGAAGTAGGTAAACTTAAAGAAAAGCTAAAAGAGCAAGTTGCGTTTGTTGAAGATCAACAAGGCATTATGGATAGTGTCTTAGATGAAATCGAAGAACTAAATAGCAGTATCGGAGATAAAGCCGAGCAGAAGAAAAAACTGGCAGAGTTTCAGGAGCTAAATCATGATCTCACAACTCGACTCAATAAGTTACGTAAGGACGTTGAGTTCTATCAGAACCACGACAACTGTCCAACCTGTAAACAAGGGATCGAACATGAATTCAAAGAAGAGACAATCGAATCCTCAAGATCAACAGCAAAAGAAATCGAAACCGCAAAAGGGGAGATTGGACATAAGAGTCTAGCTGTTGAGACTAGACTAGAAGAGATTGACAAAGTTGAGGACATCATGTCTGAGAAGAATATCTCAGTAAGTGAACACCGAGCAAACGTCAAGATTGGTATGAATACTTGCAAATCTATCAAGAAAGAACTTGATGGCGCACAGCAAGAAGTTGAAGAGATTGATACATCTGATATCAAAAAACTTGAAAGTGATCTTGTTGACTATCATACAAATCAAAATGAACTTTTTGATCACAGAGAAATTTTAAGCGTGGTTGCTTCTATGCTAAAAGATGGCGGTATCAAGACCCGCATCATTAAACAATATGTACCTGTGATGAACAAACTGATTAACAAATATCTATCTGCGATGGATTTCTTTGTTCAGTTTGAATTAGATGAAAACTTCAACGAAACGATCAAGTCTCGTTTTCGTGATGAGTTTTCTTATTCCTCTTTCTCAGAGGGCGAGAAGTTAAGGATTGACCTTGCACTTCTCTTTACATGGAGAGCCGTATCTAAGTTGCGGAACTCTGTGTCTACTAACTTGTTGATCATGGATGAAATTATGGATTCTTCTTTAGATAGTGCAGGAACTGAAGAGTTTCTAAAAATCATTGAAGAACTGACTGCTGACTCAAATATCTTTATCATCAGTCACAAAGGTGATCAACTATTTGACAAATTCCATAGCGTAATCAAATTCGAAAAAGTAAAGAACTTTAGTAGAATTGCAACAACATAGGAGAGTACATTGGCAATAGCAGATCGATTAGTTTCTTTAGAGATGAAACACAAGAACTTGCATGATAGAGTAGAAGCGGCTGAAGCAGAGAAAGCTCCAGACCAATATATATCTAATATGAAGCGAGAAAAGTTAGTGCTTAAAGATGAGATTACTCAACTCAAAAAACAAGTGGTTGAACAATTTAAATAGAAGGTGATTATATGATGAAGAAAGCGAAGCGTGTAGGATTTACCTGTAGCACATTTGACTTGTTACATGCTGGACATGTGATGATGTTACGTGAAGCAAAAGAGCAATGCGACCACTTAATATGTGGGCTTCAAATCGATCCTGCTTTGGATCGACCAGAAAAGAACTCGCCCATTCAATCTATTGTTGAGCGTTATACTCAACTACAGGCTGTGAAGTACGTAGATGAGATCGTAGTGTATTCTACTGAAACCGACTTGAAAGATATTCTTGAATTGTATCTTATAGATGTACGTATTTTGGGTCCAGAGTACAAAGACAAAGACTTTACTGGTAGAGATGTGTGCGACAAGCGCAACATAGAATTATACTTCAACAATAGAGACCATCGATTTTCGTCTAGCAGTCTACGTACAAACGTAGTATGGGGTGAATCGGATATGGTAAATAAGAACAAGTAAGTCATGATAGAACGAATTTACATTCCCACTGTTCGAAGGTGTGACAACCAAATCACATATGAAAATCTTCCTAAAGAACTTCAGGCAAGGGTCATTATGGTCGTTGAGCCTGGTGAAAGGCATCTATACAACTACCCTTGCGAGTATCTTGAAATACCAGAAGAGATAGTTGGCAGTTGGACACAACTTGCACAAACCAGAGAGTTCATTCATAAACACGCTGGTGCTATAAAGTATTGCGTTGCCGATGACGATATAGTAATTAAGCGAAGAAATGCGAAATATTGGACTGGAGAGTCTAATATGGAATTGACAAAAAGAAATGCCACTCCAGAAGAAGCCTTAGAAATGTACGATACTATATCCACTTGGCTTGATGAAAAGTCTATAGGCATTGTTGGTCTTTCTGAAGCAGGTATACCACCGGCAGAAGTTGAGTACGAAGATACTAGAGATGTGTATTCTTACGTATTTTATGATGGAAGAATGATATCTAAAATCATTGATGAGATGGATATTTGTTCTTTAAGAATTGCTGAAGACGTTCTCTTTTTGTATGAAGCGATGTCTAGAGGCATCAACACTAGAAAGTCTACTGAATGGATGTTTGATAATAGAAGTCTAGTAGATAAAAAGTTATCAGACTCCCGTGAAGTTTGGTCTGGTATGTTTGATAGTGAAGAAGATAAGCCAGAAGATTTCTATCAAACTGAAGAACACTATGAAGCATTAAGGTACATACAGCGAAAATATCCATACGGAATGAAGATTTTTGAAAAGCATGGCAAAATGAAAAACGTCAAGTATTGGAAGAAAGTCTACAGACCAATGGTCGCTGATGGTGCCTCGCTTGAAGGATTTATGTGATTAAATTAGGTGTTGACAAATCCATAAATATCTGATATAGTGGTAATAATTAAATGGAGTACATATGACTGACAATACAAAACCTATAGTCGAAGAGAGTGCCAACTACGACAACTATATGGATGATGAGGCACGTAAGAATGATTCGTACAGCATTAGCTTGGATAAATTTTTCGATGAGCCTATGCCTGATAAGCTTGTAGATGCTACTAAAGTCAAAAAGACTGTACAGAATGATGTGTGGAAATCAATTTACGTTCACTTCAGAACGCAAGATGATATGGTCGATTTCTGTCAAAAAATTAATCAGATGATTCCAGGATACGTGAAAGAAACTTACTATCCTTTACATGCTTCTAACTCTTTAGTACAAGAGGATGATGATGTTGAAGTGTCTGCTGATCTTCTTGTTCCCAAATACAATGGTCCTGGTTTTAGTAAAGTAAAGCCCGCTGAATCCAGTTGGACAAAACACTGGGTTGGCATGCCAGAGTTTACTCAAAACGATAAGGTGAAGTTTCGTGCAATCACTATGCATTTTAGATGTGAAGCAGATTACAGAGAGTTCTCGCAGAAGATTGGTC